ATTTACCAAAGTATTTTTTAGTGCTAAAGAATACAATGATTATGTAAAGACTGATGAATTTAAGGCCAAATGGCCTGCTAGTGAGTATGAAATTGTAAAAGAAACTTATTAAAGAAAGGAGGCGAATATGCCAAGTGTATTCTTAGTAAGTGACACGCACTTTGGTCACACAGGTGTATGTCGCTTCACACGTAACGATGGTGTTACAAAACTTCGTCCATGGGACAGTCCTGAGGAAATGGACGAAGCAATGGTTAAGGCGTGGAACGAACGGGTAAAGCCCACTGACAAGGTCTACCATTTAGGTGACGTTGTTATTAATCGTAAAGCGTTAAGCATCATGCATAGACTTAACGGCGACAAAGTACTAATTCGTGGTAACCACGATATTTTTCCTGATGTAGAGTACAGGCAACACTTTAGGGAACTTAGAGCTTATCACGTTATGGACGGCATGATTCTTAGTCATATACCTCTTCACGCAGATTCTATGGGTCGTTTTGGTGTAAACATACACGGACACACCCATGCAAACCGCGTTAAAAAAGCCCGAGGTGTTGACGCAAAAACAGGCACAGTTCTGTACAGCGACGAAAACGATCTTCGTTATCATTGTGTTTGCGTTGAACAAACAGACTTTGCACCCATACTTTTTGAAGACGTTATAGCACGTATTAAAGAAGAAGGCGGCACAGTAGGGTTTCAAAACGGTAATTTTACCAAAGCAGACTAGTAATATACTGCTTTAAATAGGGCCTTAGGGCCCTATTTTTTTGGCTCTACGTTCTGTTCATTTTAATAAATACAGTATAATAATCATCAAGCAGATGACAAGCATATTGGAGATAGCACATGTCGCTACAAATTAGACGCGGAACTGATGCTCAAAGACAACAAGTTGTTTTTGATCTAGGTGAAATTGTATACACAACTGACACTAAAAAATTATACATCGGCGACGGTGTTGGTGGAGTTGGTACAGCCGGAGGAGTGAACGTCCTTGCTAGCTCAGCAGGTACAGGGCTATCTTGGAATTCAACTACACAGACGTTGAACTTTTCAGGAACACTAAGCGGTTATACAACGGATAATCTAGCACAAGGTACAGTTAACTTATATTATCTACCTAGCAGAGCTAAAGCGGATATAGCTACTATGTTTACTGCTACAGGTTCAAGTACAGTAACCGGTACAGTAACAGCCACTACAGCTACTACTATATCGTTTGTAGGCGCAGTGTCTACTGTTAACGGTACAGGAGTATTGACCTATACTAGCGGTACAGTGCCACAAGTCGGTATGATCATAACAGGTACTGGTATTAATGCAAGCCCTGCTACGTACATTGTGTCAGGTACTAGTCCCACATTTATTTTAAATCAAGTACCTACAGCCGCAGGTACAGGCGTAGCGATACAGGGCGCAATATCACTAGTTTCAGTCGGTTCAGCCAGTGGTCTAGTGGCACTAGAACCATTTACAGTTACTGGTACAGGTGGCGGTGGTTTATCAGCCGCAACATACTATATTATTAATCCAACTGCTGGATCTAATCAAATTAGCTTGGCAACTTCGTTAGCCAATGCTCAAACTGGTGTTGCTATTACTAATTTGACTACTGCAACATTAGTAGCTACTACATTCACAGCAGGCGGACCTGACGCTAATATTACTTTCAGTTATAATCCAGTAACCGGTACAATGTCTGTTAACTCTGCGGCTTCTGGAATTACAAGTGTTGTACAAGATACTGCTCCACGATTAGGCGGCGACTTAGTACTAAACAGCAAAAATATTACAGGTACAGGTAGTATTAATATTACCGGAGGTATAACTGCTAGTGGTGCTTTGGGAATTACAGGAACCACGACGTTGGGCACAGCCAATATTACTACTGGTAATATAACAAATGTAAACACATCATTTATAAATGCACCGGATGCTGGTCAAGGTTTGCAAATTAGTGCCAAAGTAGGAAACAGTTTTGCACTAGGTTACTACAACGGCACGGCCGCGTCACCGACTAATATCGTAGCCGGTGCTGGCGGTATGGTATTATCTATCAAAGGATATATTGGCAGTAACAACTATGCGTTTGCCGGCGGTGCAGGTGCGCAATTTGATGTCGGTGCTACTCTTACTGACGCTTATCCGAAGTCTTCAATTGGTCTGTTTGCAGGAGCAGGCGGATCAACTATTAATCAAGCAACTTTAACCAGTGCAGGCGTATGGAATGCTCCTGCACTACAAACAACTGTATATTCAGTAGCTGGCACTGCATTACCTAGCGCAAGCACAGTAGGTGTAGGTGCTAGAGCATTTGTCTCAGATGCTACTGCAACAACCTACGCTTCGGCATATACAGGTAGCGGTTCAAACAAAGTTCCAGTTTACTCAGACGGTACAGTTTGGCGCATTGGTTAAATCTATTATAAAATGACAGGACAATCATAGCCAATAAATAGAGCTATGATACATAATCAACTTTATATAGATTTAGAAAAATACATAGATCTAACAGAATTCGATGCCTTACATCTAGAGATATGTAGGGGCATAGCTCTAGCAAGAGATCTAGCTTTAGACGGTCTTCAGTCTGTTCCCGAAGGAACTATGCACACAGATGCACAAGGTTATAAAGTCAAACCGTTATGGGAAGTTGTTGATAAATGGTGCAGTTTACCAGATGATGACCCATTTAAAATAGCTGGTAAAGATCTTACTTACAATCAACGTACCGACTATCTAAAAAATGCCTATGGTGCATACGAGTTTTATCGTATCTTTCAGATTATTCGAGACGACGGTGTTAATTTAAAACTAACCGAACACTTTCCGGGTCTATTAAAATGGATACAAAGTTTTGAAACTTCCGGAATAATAAAAAAACTACACAGTGCTAATTTACTATCTATAGATGCAGGTGGCATTCCTTGGGAACACTTTGATCCTGCAGACGGAGTTGAAAGCCCTGGATTCTTGCCTGAGTTCATTCATATAAAAACTGATACTGATAGGCCGTTCTATATACTGGATCCTGAAACAGGAGAACGCACTTTTATGAATACCAGAGTAGCTTATTGGAATGAGAGAGACTGGCATGGCGGATTACCTATACACCGACCTACTTATACTTTGAGAATAAACGGTTATTTTACAGACGAGTTTAAGAAAAAAGTAGGGATGCCGATATAATGAACTACACCTTACACGAAAATGGTTGGACAGTATTTGCCGATCTTGATATAAAACATTGCACACAACAGGACGTCCGCGACCTTGAAAAATTAATTTTAAGGTATACATGTGTTGTTATTAAAAATCAATCGCTAACTATTGATGACGAATTGAGATTTTTAAATATGTTCGGAAATCCCAAATCATTGTATCCTAAAGATGACCCATTCTTTAATGATTACGCATTAGATATTAATAAAGATCCGGACGGAATAATCTTTAGAGTAACTAAAGAACTCCGTGATGGAAAAAATGGAATGGCTGATTGGGAAGAAGGGTTTGATTGGCACAGTGATACTCCAGAAGAACCGGATCGTAGCTCACTATTATATTTGTATGGAATTAGAGGAACAGCAGGTTCTAGAACTAGTTGGAATAACAATATTCTTGCTTATGCTGATCTAGATGATGATATTAAAAATCAAATATCAAACCTGCATTCTATTTACGGAAATATCTACGCACCAAATGCTCCTGATCATGTTGGAGTAGTATATAATACAAAATGGAATCCACCACTTGTTCATAAAACTAAAGGTATTGGTATGTATTTTGCACCATTCCAATTAGGCAAATTTGTAGAACTTACACAAGAACAATCTGATGAACTTAAACAGGCACTTTGTAACCACGTGCTAAGTGAAAAATATGTTTATCATCATGACTGGCAAGATGGAGATGTAGTAATTTCCGATCAATGGAATGGCATACACAAACGCTGGCCTTTTAATAAGATGAACGTAAGAGTTCTACACAGAGCCGGAGTAGACTATACGGAGTCGCTAGATGATACAATATAAATTACATGAAAATGGTTGGACTGTTATACTTGAAAATTTCAATATCAAGGATGCTACTCAAGACGATATAAATCAAATAGCTAGACTATTGGCAACTAATACGTGTGTTGTTATTAAGAATCAATCGCTAACTATCGAGGATGAAGTTAGGATTGCTAAGATGTTTAAAAATCCTCAACAGTTCCACTTGGATGTAGAAGGATCATTCGACGCCGAATGTTATCGAGGTGCAGAAGTTGATGGATCTGAAAAATTTGCACTAAGGGTAACCGGTGAAAAAAATGGACAGGGTCTTCCAGGTATAGCAGGTTGGGAAGACGAAATGGTATGGCACTGTAATGACCCTCATGACCCGTTAAAACGTTCGTTAATTTGGTTGTATGGAGTTCGTGGTACAGCAGGCTCTAGAACTACTTGGAACAACAACATATTGTCGTACGATGAATTAGATGAAGAGAAAAGAAAACCATTAGAAAATTTAAAACTTGTAATGGCAAACTGGGCTGAACATGATGCCGATATGCTAGCAGGTTATACTGGAGTAGCACTAGACGGATATACTCCCAATCTTGTTATGGAAAATATAGCAGGAAGAAAAGGTTTTTATTTTCCATTCTTACAAATCTCTGGTTTTGTAGGATTATCACAAGAAGAAAGTGCAAGTATAATCAGTTGGTTGTCGGAATACACTATACAAGAAAAGTATTGTTATCACCACGATTGGCAAGACGGTGATATTGTTATAGCAGAACAATGGCTTGGAATACACAAGCGTTGGCCATTTAAAGAAATAGAACGTAGGCTCTTACATAGAATGGCGTTTGATTTTCCTGATCAGGATTATAGCATTTAAGGTAATTCGTCGATTACTTTGTATTCGCCAGTAATATTTTGTTTAACTGCGGCATCTTCGATTAATTTTTTCCAGCCATCTAGAGCATCATGTCTAGCTATAATCATATGCATACGATCTTCGTTACTTTCATTAATTACACTATGATGGTAATGTAAATTCATAGCATACACGCCGCCTGGCTCCATAATTATTTCCTCACCATCTCCCCAAATCCATTTACATCCAACTGGGTTATTGAGAGCAACATTTATATTTTCTATTAGTTTTATACTAGAGTCGCTATGTAGTGCTATTTTTCCGCCAGCACGTAACAACATAAATCTAACCCTACCGTACTTATTACAAGGGAATTCTTCCTTGAGCCACTTAGTTGTTATAGGACATAAGTCGGCAATCTCAGTCCAGACCATATCGTTGCTAGCATCTTTACCTTTGGCATATCCGTAATTACTGTAGTTTTCATGTTTGTCCCAACCGAGCCCGTGTATGGTCAAACTTTCCCAACCATGCGAATCTTCATCTCCCCTGTGCGGGCTAAATTTATCAAGTAAAGCAAATGCTTCGGCACACATTTCTTTGTAAGGTAGTGCTATATCTAGTTTTAGATAACGACCTTCTGAATGGAAATACTCTTTCATCAATTAACTCCTAACAGTCGTTCGCTATCATGTTTCCAATCAATCGCATGCCAGTTGGGAATTTTTAAATCTGTAATGTCTGTATAGGCAAAGTTGCCGACCTTGTCTAGTCTTTGATCAATTTTAGTTTTCCAAAATCCATCAGCGGCCCTCGATGTTATTAACAGCGTTATATTCGGATCTTTGTTTTTAAGTTTTTGTAATAGATTATTCTCACAACTGATTCGATATTTTAAACTTGTAGAGGCAATGAAAGGAGAATGATTATACAAGTCACTTAGATTTAATAGTGTTTTCTTGCCTGCTTCTAACCAATCAAAATTATAAGATGCTGTGTAGTCTATAAGAATATAATCATAGGTTAAATTTTTAACTTTACCCCATAAGGAATCCCAGTCGTCTATTGTTGTTAAAAACTTTTCCCATTGCTCTTTTATCTGATCCTTATATGTAGGAGGTATATGAGGCGGGTTATTAGGTAACATAGGTTTATGCGCCCAATAGAATTCGTCGTAGTCTTTTCCATCCCATTCCTCGACCATTTTTTTCATAAACATTAAACAGTTATAGTTGATATCTGTAAAAATGACTTTAGTATTATTTGAGAACCCTACTGTTTCTAAATTTTTAATCCAATTGAATCCGATTCCTACACTAGCGTACTGTTCAACTGGACCTTCAAACGGTATATCTTCACGCAGTCTATCAGAGTTCCATCCTGCAAAGAAATTCATTCCAAAAAATTGATATTGTTTTATGTCTGCTAGGTGTCTAAGGAATACATGATCGTATTCGTAATATAGATATTTTTTACTATTGCGTATTTGTTGATTTAGTGTTAATAACTTTTTATCATGCTCTAGTCCAACATTTAAAATGTTCCATCCATGCAATTTAACAGAATAGGTTTTAAGCTCAGTGCCTTTGGTCATCCAGACAGGAATTTCCGGATCACCGTACAGGCATTCTTTACTTCTAATAGGGGCGATCTGCTGATACTCTACCCATTCCTCTTTTCCTACTACAGGATAATCTAATTCTTTATATTGATCGAGATTTACTATATAAAATTGTTGATGTAATTCAAAACAAGCGTTCTTGTTGTAATAAGAATGGTCACCTCTATCAAGTATATGCCCTGCTACAAAGAATTCCTCTTGACATATATCTTCTACAGCATCAAACAATCTATCAGACAACCCTAAACTAGTACCGGCTGAGATGACAACAGCGTGAGTATAGCCTTGGTCGACTACAGTCTTTAATAATGCATCTTCATCTTTGCTGATCACAATATCGTAATTATGCAGATCAAATCGATTTATTAAAAAGTCAGTTAGATTTACGCACACTTCTCTGGCATTGCCGCTTTGACAATTATCAACGATATCTAGTATACAAAAAACTATTGATCGTTTCTTTTCGACTCGAAACTGCATTACCATTTTACTTTCTCCAATTGTTCTAAAAAGACGTCTACATTTAATTTCCAAAATGTCTGTAGATGTCCCCTGTATTCTTTTTCAAATTGTCGTGTTAGTACACCGGTCTTTTCTAAACTAGGACCCCATACGGTATGTACTAGTCTTTGTGTACCGACTTCGCTAGGATGACTGGTTATGTATAGATCTTCCCACGGCGGTGTCCAAGCAATACAAGCCGGCATTAGATACTGCGCTGTAACATGTTGGTGATTAATAATCTGATTTCTTGTACGTAGTGTATTAGTTGGTAGTAGGTGTGTTAACACGCAAGTTCTAGCACAAATACGATAACCCTCTTCTATGCTGTGTGCCGCAACACTGCCTACTGCTTGATCATTGTGATATAAAATCCATACACACCAACTGTCTTCATTCTTAAAACAATCAATCATAGCCTTTTGACTAGAATTGTTTATAAAACCTCGTTTATTGGCTTCTGCGTAAAAGTCAGTAAGATCTAAATCTTCAGTCCAGGGAACTATACTATACATTTAACACGCTCAATAAATTCTGCAGGATAATTAGTACTAAAACTATTCCAACATAATTGATCCATTACAGCCCAAGGTTGTGGTTTATCCCATTCGATCCCTAATGTGTCTAAATGCTTTCGCATCTCATTTTGTCTTGTTGTATAGATATGGCTTTCTACTTCTGCAATACTAATATTAGGTTCGTCCTTATGGTAGGTAAAGAAATAGTTAATACTCTTTAGCTTTCCGTCTACAATAAAATAGCTACTAGGATGCATACTATACTTGTGCCATCCACGTGCCTTATGTGCTTGAATAATTTCTATCATTTGATCTTGCCAGTCGGGCAGTACGCTGTCGTAGTTAGCTTGATCGCAACCTGCCTGTTCCCAAAAATCTGGACCATCAATGGACAAGTATATTTTACGCTCTGGAACATTAACTTCTATAATCTTTGGAACCATATGCGGATTTCGCCAAGCCATGTTGCTCAAGTAGTGCAATTCTCTTTGGAATTTTTCTGCCATCAACTTTGGATCAACAACTTGATTTTTTCCAGCGTGGTATTCCGTGTCATTGTGATACCATTGGCAGAATACTTTTTTATCCTCGGATATAAGACTAGTATAAATCAAGTTATTTCTGCATTGTCCCATTCCGGGTACGTTGTTATAATAATATTTCATGGTATAGTAATTATCAATAAATATTTGCCACATGAACAATTCAGAAACTATCTCCTTATGCGAGGAATGCTATCGACATATACCAGCAACCAGATTTGAAAAAGATGGTCAAATGATGTTGGGGAAAACTTGTCCTAAACATGGATATCAAGAAGCAATACTAGATATTAACATAGACTTTTACAAAAGTCAACAATATCAAAGACGTAAACCAAGTTCGTACTGGTTGGATATTACTAATCGCTGTAATTTAGATTGTCCACATTGCTACCAAATGCCCGATAACAACAGTAAAGATCCTAGTATAGATTATCTGTTATCAGAAGTTATGAGTTGGCCGGACAATGGATTACCTGTTAGTCTAGTTGGTGCCGAACCTACAGTGCGTAGAGACTTGCCTGATTTAGTTTTGGCTATACAAGCCTTGCCCACTAAACCTAGGAATGTTATAATAGTTACCAATGGCGTATATTTGGCCAAGTGGGACTATGTAGCACGATTTAAAGGAATATCGAACTTAAAATGGACCTTTGGATTAAATCATCCTGACTACAACGGCGGACAGATTCGCACTAAACAAATGGAAGGGTTAGAGAACTGTATTAAGCTAGGATTAGATGTAAAGACACTAACTTACACGTTAGCCAACTTAGAACAGTTATCTGATGTAATGTATGAAGTACAAAAGTTCGGCATCAATACTAGGATACAACTAGGAGTTGAAATCGGTCGTGTTCCAGAAGGCGACTTTAAAGAACTGTACTTATCAGAGCTAGTTGAAGTTGCTGAACAGTTTTGCTTAGATAACGGATGGACATGGGAACCAGATTACCAAGGAGGTAATCGTACACATTTTGCTGTCCGCATAAATGGAATAGAACATAAGTTTATTAAATGGTGTGATGTGAGGACTATAGACTTAGAAGAAGTACAAAGTGAATCTTGGGCTAGTATTGTTCCAGGTAAACCTATGAGTCCGTTGTTACACCAAGTTATATTGAGAGATCAAGCAGTCAATCGAGGACAAATGTTGTTAGATACAGTACCTGAAAAATATAGACATGAATAAAATACACGATACAACGTCCGTATGCGAGCATTGCTACCGACACGTTCCAGCTGTTCTTTTTGAAAGAGACAGTTCTATATGGCTATCAAAGAAATGTAAATGGCATGGTGCTAGCGAACATCTAGTAGAACCTAATGCGGACTTTTATATTAACTACAAATACGATCGTCCTACTAACAAAACATATTGTTTGGACATTACTAATCGTTGTAATTTAAATTGTCCCCATTGCTATCAAATTCCAGATAACATGAGCAAGGATCCGAGTATAGAAACAATACTAGAAACTATTAGGGCATGGGATGATGACGGTTATGCTGTTGCTCTAATGGGTGCTGAACCAACTACTAGGAAAGATCTGCCTGAACTATGTAGAGCTATACAAGCACTACCGGGTAAATCCCGAGCAATTATGATACTAACAAACGGGGTGTATCTTTCTGATCTCGAATACTGCCAACAGTTTTCCGATATACCTAATTTGTTTTGGACTATAGGATTAAATCATCCAGACTATCAAGGACACACTGTTAGAAAGAAACAGATGGAAGGCATAGACAACTGTATGAAGTTAGGCATGCCAATTAAGAATGTTAGTTATACACTTGAAACTATTGGACAACTAGAATACTGTCTAGATGAAATACAAGAGTTTGGCAAGACATTGAGTCCACACAATTATAGAGTCCGTGTAGGAACAGATATAGGTCGTCATCCGGGCGAAGAAAAAGTATACCTATCACAGCTAGTAGATATGGTAATAGATGTATGTAAACGTAGAGGATGGGAATACAAATACGAACCATCATACGGAATTAGGGTACACTACCCATTGCGAATAAATGGAATATTAGTTAAAATAATACAATGGCCTGATGTACGTACTATAGACCTTGAAGAAGATCAAACAGAATCGTGGGCCGATATGTTACCTGGTAAGCCGGTAAGTCCATTAGTTCATCAAGTCATACTCCGTGATGGTGCTGTTAATAAAAACTTACCATTATATGACACAGTGCCTGAAAAATATCAAAGGAAATATGATGCACGGGATTAATGGTAAACCTTATTTTGATATGGCTCCTTACCTGGATATGGTGGGATTCGATAACTTACAGCCCGAGATACTATCAGGCTTTGCTCTAGCACGTGAGTATGCTAAAGAAGGTACATGGATGAAACCAGGTTTTACATTTGATGACATGAGCTACAAAATTAGTTGGAAGCCTATCTATCAGTCCATGGATGAATTTATGGCGTTGCCTAAGGATGATCCAATATATCAAGCTGGCATAAAATTAATGCCAACTGATTTTAAAAACTTCCAACAACGTAATGTGTTTACTCGTTTCCTAAAAATGTCAATGGGTTCTTATGATCCATACATTTACTATTACTTGTGGGAAGAAGGATCATGGGATGATAGAACTGCACCTCGTAAACTTACACCAGAAGCTGAATACTTTCCGGAAACTGTTAAATGGGTTGAAAGTTTAGTAGGTACAGTATTTGAAGACATCGGCCGTGTTATATTCTTCCACTGTGAAGCAGATGGCATACCATTTGAACATAGAGACTTAGATGCCAAGAATGGGGTTAACGTAGTCAAACCTCATCGTAACGAGTTTATACACATACGTCCTAATACAAAGAAAGCATTTTACCTGTGGGATCCCGAAACTAAAGATAAAACATACTTGAATACTCGTGCCGCATGGTGGAACGATGTAGACTGGCATGGCGGTGAACGTATCATGGAACAAAGCTACGGACTACGCATAGATGGCAAGTTTACAGAACAGTTCCGTGCTGATCTTGGTATTGATCACTTGGAGACTTATTAATGAAGTATATAGGAAACTATAAATCTTGGATGGAAGAGCAAAAGATAATGGAGCACTTGACCGCAGTTCAAGGTGAAAAGACTCCAGTGTGGCAACCTGAAAAGTGGACCGGTCATCCGATACTAGATAAATTTCAGGAGCTATGTCGTCCGGGTTATTCAGATAACAAACACTTTTTTCATATGTTAGGACCAACTGCTCCAGAAATGAAAAATTTTAATTTTGATTTACCATCTCTGCCAGAATCACGTAGCCAAGTAAACTGGTGGTTTGTGAAATTATACCCGGGTGAGTTTCAAGCAATGCATATAGATCCGCATTTAACAGATGTTAAGGATCCAATACGCTATACAATGTTTTTACAGGATTGGGAACCTGGCCATATATTTGTATGGGATAATCAATACATAGCCGATTACAAAGCAGGTGACATGTATGAATGGAGTGACCCTATGACCGTGCATGGACCTGCAAATATAGGATATAACACTCGATACACACTTCAAATAACTTTACACGAGTAACATGAAGTACATAGGTAACTACAAATCCTGGATAGAAGATCAAAAGATAATGGAACATTTATCTGTATGTCAAGGAGAAGTAAGCCCTGTATGGCCGGGCGACTTTTATTCAGGACATCCTGCATTAGAAAAAATTAAAGAATCAGGTAGGACTGGATATTCTGACAATCGATTTGTTTTTCATCAGTTAGGCCCGCACTCTCCAGAGATGGCTAATTTTAAATTTGAACTACCAACTGTTCCAGAATCACGTAGCCAAGTAGACTGGTGGTTTGTAAAACTGTATCCAGGTGAGTTTCAAATTATGCATGTAGACCCGCATACTGTAGAAGTTAAAAATCTTGTAAGATATACAATCTTTTTACAAGACTGGGAACCCGGACATATCTTTGTGTGGGACAACAAATATGTAGCTGACTACAAAGCAGGTGACATGTATGAATGGAGCGATCCTATGACCGTGCATGCTCCTGCAAATATCGGATATAACACAAGATACACATTCCAAATAACTTTTCACGATTAACATGTTAGGCCAGAACTTATTAAATTTTATAAAAAGTAAAAGTCCAGCACTTGTTAGAACACCGCTAGATATGTTAGAATTTAGCTGTCTTCAATATGCTGTTAGGAACGAGTACTTCGATGAGTTTAGTAAGTTTGGGTGGATTGATTATTTGTCAGAAGAAGAGAAAAATAATTCGAGTACTAATGAACAAGAGAAATTTAAATATTATATAAACAACATTGGATTTAGAGGCGAATATCCTAGTACAGATAATAAAGATTTGTTAGCTTTTTTTGGTTGTAGCATAGCCTTCGGACAAGGGTTGCCGGAACATAACATCTACGCTGATTTAATTTCTCAACACTATAATAAAAAATATCTAAATTTAGGTATACCAGGTGCAGGTTGTCATCGTATAGCGTTAACATTTTCAGCCGCTTCAAAGCTGTGGGATATAGAAACCGCAGTAGTAAATTTGCCACCATTTACACGATTCCATTACAGTGATACTACTAATCATCTACAATCAATTTTATTAGCATACAGCGCAGAACAAGCTGAAATAGAATCTGTAAGAGTTGACCTAATAAAAGACTTTAGTGATCAATTTTTATTATCGCAAGCTGTTGATTCTATCCAATGGATGATTGATATTGCTGAATCAAAGAAAATTAATTTAGTGTTAAGTTCTTGGGACGACGATATGATTCAAATAGTCAAGACTGCGTTTGACATCGACATACTTAAATTTAATACCATTGACAGAGCTAGAGACGGACATCCGGGCAAAGAGTCTCACAAAACATTTGCCAATAATATAATTAATATCCTAGCAAATTGAACATATACTTTTTAGCAAGACCACCATTAATACCGTTATGCCATTCTCGATGACTAGCCCATTTAACTATAGTGCCTTGAGGTTTATTGTAAAAATACTCTTTACCTAATATAAACAAGTGTCCTACACTAGGTTCACTTATAAACACAGAATAGCGTTTTAGCAAACCATAAGTTAGATACTCCTTTTCGTTATCGTCGATATCGTAATGATACCCGGTCATATACCCGGGCTCTACGCAACTGATCCAACTGCGCAACGGAGTAATACTAACCTCTTTAGCAACTTGTGTTTCGACATCTTTAGTATTGTAATAGTTTGTCCATTTAACACTAGCTGTATTAAAATTATTGTCTGTCCACAGTTTTAGCATATCTGCGTACTCTGGATTTTTCATATTCCATTGTGCAGGATCGACAGTAATATCTTTGCCGTCTTTGAGATTAGCTATTACTGTATTCCAATTAATCATTATAGACTTCTTCAAATATTTCAGCAAATACAGTATTGCCCCATGAACGTTCTTTTAAGTGTTTTGTAATTGTAATTTCAAAAAACTTCTTGAAGTCAATAAACCCTTTTTCATCTGTTGATTGATCAAAACGATAAGCACCATCTTTACCGATAATACCTTCTATTATTTTTCTTTCTATGAATCTTTCTTCATATGGAATAACAGCGTAGTTGTCTATAGTTTTTAACTGTCCGTCTTTTGCTATAAAGAAACAATTTGGGTACAAAGACACCTTCCAGAAATTGTTTGCTTTAGTTGCGATAAAGAAATCCTTCATTTGTTCTTTCCAGTTAGGAACTTCTGTATCTAAATCTCTACCAGGAGTAAACAACACTTGCGATAGTGTTTCTTTATTCCACTCCATGTAGATTTTTCTATTCTCAAAATCTACATCATATAGAGCAGGTGTAGTTTTAAGATGAGATAATTGTTGTAAAAACTTAACATCTCTTTTAAAGAACCAATCTACTAAATCCGCCGGCACTAGGATATCCTCATTCGGTCTATACGCTGGATCGATACAGTAGTGCGCACACATTACTGTTTGTTCTGGATTAACTCTAGGAGTATACAACAAGTTTGAAGGATATGGAGTTCCGGTAGGATTTAATTTATAGTAGTAATCCCATGTGCTTGTATCTGTCATTGTGTGTTCCAATTTAATTTTTTACTGATATAAGATTGAACTTGATCTTTAAACTTTTGATCAGCTGTATCTATATCTGATAGTTTGTAATTATATATTGCTTCGTAGGAGTTTGTTTCGTAAAAAGCGAATAGCCTATCAGATAAGAATGGGTTACATCCACGTAGTCCTTTAAATCCCATGTCACTATAAAAATCTTGCACTAATGCTTCTGCTTGATACCAATCCATAGTATCGTGACTCCAAATGACAACATCATTTCTAGTACTGCCTACACCACCGCCTCGTGGAGTAGTAGACTTGAATACAACATTACCTCTACTATCTTTAGTAACTTCATACCCTGGATTTTGTCTAGCTTCTAGTTTAACTAAACCATTGCTCACAAGTTCTTTAGTAAATCGACTTTGATTAGTAAGTGTTTCGTCATAGTCTGGTACTTCCAATATATGTGCAGAAGCACTTTGTCTAGTCCATTTGGTGTTAAGCCATTCTAGTGAGGTATTCCAAGACTCTACACTTTCACCGGGTATGCCACATATCATTTGTATATTAGCTCTGTACCGATTAGGAGCATGAATATCAGTGTATTCTTGAAACTCTAACAGGCCTTGTTGTAACTTATCAGGATCCATACCCTTGCGTACAAGTTTACCTGCGGCGTGATTGAATGTTTCAATACCCATCGAGTGGCCAAGGAATCCTAGTCTAATATAAGTATCCCAATGCTCCTTGTGTTTAACAACTAAGTCGCCTCGAGCAAATCCGCATATCCAAGGATTGTATCCTAACTCGTCTACTGCGTCTGCGTACTTCTGTAGTTTCTCAGGACGATCGTTAAATGTTTCATCCATTACACGCCAGTTGACTATCCCCCACTTTTCATAGCCTAGTTGTAATTGTTTCTTAAATTCTTCCTTGCTTACACTAACGTCTTGTGCTTGCCCTATGATAGGAAAGTTACAATAACTGCAACTAAACATACAACCACGTGCTGTTTCAATTTGCGGGCATTCCCAAGGCATCATAAAGTCACGAGCTTCATAATCTACTAGGTAGCTATCTAATGGCGCACTTGGGTAGTGATGTAGCCCGCGAATAACTTTCTTATTGGGGATTGTAATATCTGTTTTTAGTCTTTCGCCTAGTGTTCCAATGAGATGCTGGCATAGTGCTAGTACAGCATTTTCTCCATAACTATCTATCCAGTAGTCTACATGTTCAGCAGGAGTAGTTAGCGCATTGTTGCCGCCTACTACTATAGCAACGTTGGGATACTCTGCTTTGAGCCAAGCGGTAAATTCGTTAAGGTATGGGCTCCAAGGATTTAAAAACGCTGTGCCAAAACAAAACATAACGGTCTTATCTGTTGTTCTGCTACGAACAAACTCTTGCAGTTCTTCTAATTGCCAAAATGCTGTGAAGTCTACAACTTCAGCATCCCAATCATGCATTCGCAGGTATGTGGCCACTCGATGGGTCCATAGGATCCTTTCCCAGCGTTTACCCGTTAGGCTAAAGAATAGCGCATGGTTCATAGTATTTTAAATTCTTCTGGTAGCATACGCTTAAACGATTCTAATTTATCCTGCTCTATGTTAAACGTTATTGCCACGTTGCCTTGTGCAAAATTGTTTATAAATCCTGCTTTGTTTGCATCATTGAACCAAGGACTCATTGTATTATCAAATAAGAATCTAGCATGATTGGGATTATCCATACTAGTAGCTAGAGATACTGCAACAGGATTGGATAGTTTGTTCTTCTTTAATAGTTTACGTACAACCAACTGGACCCTTGCCTTGCGGCCGAAGTTTGTAGCTGTATGTAGGAAACTTGCATCCATATCATACCAAATACCATCCTGTTTGAGTGGGTGCATGATATCCCTAACTAAGTCTATTAGATAACTGTTGTCGCCTAGGACATTCAAATGATATCTGTCATCTATGTCTGCGTGAGTTTGATAACAGTGGCCGGGATCCAAAATAATAATCCTTGCCTCCCCTTTGGTTACGGGTAGTGAATTATATAGGGTTTCCCAAACTGTACCTTTGTACTCATCTTTTAACTCCCAAGCATCATAAAAGAAATCACCAGTTGGGTTGTTAATAGTTGTTTTCATTGCACCTGTTGGTAAATGGAAACAAGCCTCTTGAAATAGTTTTGGATCTGTTGTATAATTGGTAGGAGTGAGCATGAAATATTTATGTGCTACTATTATAGTGTAAATAAAAGATGAAGATTAAGATAGCTCCAGAATACGATCCAAAATATTTAGAAGTAGACAGACCACAACCTTTAGTAGACAATAATATTGAAAGTATGATACAGGATGTTATATCTGGCAAACTAGATAAGGACATTACTGATAAGGTTTATACTAATTTTAAAAGCGAAATGACTGCTTGGCTATTGCAGTCTAAATTAAACACCGTAACAGGGCTAGACGCATTTGATCGTGTAGATATTGTTAATGGTTGTACTCAGTTTATCGATACTATCTACATGAATGGTCCTGTACAAGTCTTAGCAGGAGACTACAGATACCATGCTAGACTAGGCAATTGGTATACACATCCTGGGTTTCTTAGCGAAGCAAAGCAATTGGTTGTTGCGTGGCCATTTCCAAGCACAGGTGATACACACGCACAGATGAAGGAGATATTAGATGAAGCGCAAGACAAAGGAATTAGTGTACATGTGGATGGCGCTTGGCTTACTTGCTGTCGCGGAATCGATTTTGATTTATCACATCCATCTATTAAGTCAGTCGCTATCAGTTTGAGTAAAGGACTAGGTCTAGGTTGGAATAGAATTGGCTTACGTTGGACCAAGAGTGATAATGCTGATGCTGTTACTATACAAAATGACTTCAATATGAATCTTCGTGCACCTGCTATGATTGGATTACATTTTTTAAGAAATCTAGAACCTGATTACTTATGGAATACACACGGTGATAGATACTATAAAATATGTCATGACTTTGTACTCACGCCAACTAGAAGTATATACATAGCATTGAAAAATGGCCAACCTGTTGGGGTTAGCCCACTTATAAGGTATTTAGAAAATGCCTAGGCTAGTAACATTTGGCGACAGCTTTACCTACGGACACGGTCTAGAAGATTGTTGGATTGCAGACAAAGAATATCCCGGTCCAACTCCTAGCAAGTTTGCATGGCCGCAACACTTGGGAAATATGCTTGGACTAGAAGTAGTTAATAAATCAATGTGCGGTTATAGTAATATACAGATACTAAGGGAAATTATAAGTTTTGATTTAGAACCAACAGATATGGTTATAGTAGGCTGGACATACAGTTTAAGAGATTGTATTTTTAGTAAAAATATATTTGGAAAAGAATCGGCAATGAGACTTAGTGTTTGGCACAAAGATACTAAGTTTATTAAAAAATATTTTGATGTGCATAATAATCATGATATGGCTGTTAGGATGGGATTATATATGCATCATGCCGAGTCATATCTAAAAACAAAAGTAGTCAAGCAACATCATTTTTGTGCTTACCACGGATGGTATGAAGTAATGCCACATTTTACAGAACCACTTGAAAATTTTATTTCTAGTGAAATTGTACAGCACAAGTTAGATATAGCATTAGACAACAGCCATCCTGGACCGATAGCACATCACCAAGCGGCCGAACGATTATATAAGATACTAAATGAACCAAAGTAAAACATTTTGTCTGCATCCATTTACAGGACTAGCTACTAGAGAAGACGGCGCTATATGTGCTTGTTGTCGTAGCCACCCTGTTGGTTTTATACAACAGCAGTCCCTAGAAGAAATTTGGAACAACGACACTATGAAACGAATACGTAAGTCAGTGCTTACTAACATACGTCCTCCGGAGTGTGAGCCGTGTTTTAGCTTAGAGGACCAAGGTGTCGAATCCTTGCGTAAACGTCATATAAGCGGTGCAATCCCCGAAGCTAGGGTAAACTTGTACCCTAATGCCTTAGACGCTTTAAACGACGATTACACTATGCCGTTTGAAATTCCTACTATGGAACTAAAATTAAACAATTTGTGTAACCTCAAGTGCCGTATGTGCCACCCAATGGACTCAACAAGTTGGAATGATTGGAGTGCAGTAAAAAAGTATTACAAAGAAGAAAACAACATCATGTACGCTATCGTTGAAGAACATGATTTAGAAAATAAGCCACATCTTGATAAGTTTCAAGATAGCCCAGAATGGTGGGCTAGTTTAGAAAAATTACTTCCGTACTTTCGACGTGTAGAATTTGCAGGCGGAGAGCCTTTGATGGATCCGCAACACTATCGCATATTAGATATGCTTGCTCCTTACGGACACCAGATTGAAATTAAGTATGCTACTAATCTAAGTATGCTAGGTAAGAGTAATCGCACTGTGTGGCAGTATTGGCCTAAGTTTAAGAGTGTTGCTGTGAACGTAAGTATAGACGGTATCAGTAATAGTTATGAATACATACGCGGTAATGCATCTTGGTCAGAGCTTGTTAATAACATACGTCAAATACAGTCAATATCTAATATTAGTCGTATTGTAGGTGCCTGTACTGTACAGGTTAGTAATGTACTAATCCTAGACAAGATGTGTGAATTCTTTTTAGATAAATTAGGTATTGTATTCCATACCCATCGCGTGGCATATCCTAAAGTATTATCAGCACAGGTATTACCTAAGCCATTAAAGGCCCTGGCTATTATGCGTCTAGAGGCTCTTAAGGATCGTGTTCCTAATTTTAAACTAGTTAAAGAACATCCAGAATTATTAAAGTATACACTAGGTCAAATACAAGATAATATAAACTACCTTAATTCTGTGGATCAAAGTGAGCTATGGGAAGACTGCGTAGGCTTCAATCGTGCATTAGACGCTACTCGTAATCAGAGTTTTACAGATGTTACTCCAGAGTTCAAAGACTATGTTTGAACTAACATTAACTAACGGTGTTGAGGATTTAGTATTAACTTTCAAGTTAAGAAAAACTAATATTGCCAACAAGTGGTTTACTGAATTGTCTAAAGGGTATGCACTATACGAAACTAATAGATTTAGCAATTGGGGTCCGCATGATTTTGTTAATCAGCTTAATCAACAGATTGATATTATAAATGCCTATCAACCTTTAATAGATAAGTGTGTTACCGAATCGTCTACACAACAAGAATTAAATTACCTACACAAGTTCTTTGAAGACTTACGAGGCGAAGTTGATAACAGTACTGAATGGTATCAACAAGCACCCAACTATGTACAAGATGCTGTGTGTAAATTTAACATACTAATACATCAACTCGAGTCATCAATTAGGACAGGATATAAGCATCCTACAGTAGTAGTAACATTTAAGGATAATCTTAAACTAGCATTATCAGAAAATGACATGCGAAAGTTTACATACAAGTGGAAACAAGGGACTGTGTATATAAACTATTGTCAAGTGGGCAAGACAGTGCTAGATGTGTTTAAGGATAAAGACACGCTATCAGAGGCAGTACGGCCACAAACACATTACAGTGCAGACTTTATGGTCAAGTTTGGACCAAGCACTAATTGGTTAGCGTATGTTGCTCGTTCTATCATAATTAAGTTGTGGCTATTAAAAAGAAACTTTAAATTTAAAAATTTAAATATAGGAATGATCCCAGTTGCAGATTTAGTTACACCGGTAGATAAATCTACACTATTAAAATTTAACGAGGTTAAAAAAGTAACATGTTTAAAGTAGCCAGTCGATATCCAACACACACGGGTACTATCAAAATTGAATGGAACTTAGGCAAGCGTTGTAACTTTGATTGTAGTTACTGCCCTAGTAGCATACACGATAACTCTAGTCCGCATACTGATATAGAAAAGTTAAAAGCGTGTGTTGATAAACTTATTACACTAGGTAAACCTATACGTCTTAGTTTCACAGGTGGTGAACCAACAGTACATCCTAAGTTTAAAGAGCTTGTTACATATTGCAAACACGTAGGCATTACATGGATTAGTGTAACAACTAATGGAACACTTCCGCACGAGTTCTATTCTAGTTTACCCGTGGATCAATTTGTGTTCAGCGTACATATGGAATACGATGTTAGGCGTGTATTAGACACCATTGTTAATACTAAAGAACTATTCAGTGGAAAGATACTAGTACATGTAATGGCACATCAAGATCATATGAAACGTACTAGATACATTGCAGAAGCGTTAAGAGCAAGCAATGTGCCCCATGCTGTTCGTAGAGTTCGATGGACACAAGGCGATCACGACTTGTTTGACGACATGCGTTACAACGCAGAAGACCTAGCGTGGGTTAAAGAATATGAAGCAACAGTAGAAGCAAACTGTGTTATAGACGATGATGGTAATCAAATGTATCATGCTAATGACATAATTAAATTGCACATGAACAAGTACAAAGATTGGTCATGCAACGCAGGTATAGAAAGCCTAATGATTAATTGGGACGGAGATGTACACAGAGCGACTTGCAGAGTCGGTGGTAGTCTGGGCAACATTTATGAAGGAAGCTTCGTTGCACCTAGCGAACCCGTAACTTGTGACCGTAATTTTTGTACCTGCGCCGCTGATATACCGTTAACTAAGTTTAAACTTTGATTGGTGTGTTTCACAACTACATAAACAATTCTTAATAGAGCAGATAGAAGATTTAAATTCAGGATTAAATTTTTCTACGAAGTCTTCATCTAGAATATTAAACGAATAATCTAGCCCATAGATAGTTTGTTGGCACGATCCTTGTATCTCACCTGTCCAACTAATATAAACATTATCGAGACCTATATCACAACTCCAGCCTTCGAAGTTAGTCCAGTTATTATTGATATATGTATTAGACTTTGCTCGTACAGTCTTGCCATTATCAAGTGTTGCTACACTTTCGTACAGGCGCATTTGCCCTTCAAAGATTAATTTTCTGTTTTTCCAAATCCATAGGGGATTAGGTATACGCTTTAAAGGGTTTTTCAAGAAACGTTTTTGTTCCGGTGTTATTTGTATATCATCAGCATTGACAACTTTGATATTACCGATCTTAGCAACTTCAGGTTCAATGACTTCACAAGTTATAATAAACCAATTGTACCTGCTGTTCTTTTTCATATAGTCAATAACATCTAACCCTTCTTGCCAATGCTTGCGATCCATTAGGACTTTTACAGTTACCTTCTTGTTGTATTCAAACAAAGTGTCTGCTACAGCAATCATATGATCAGGATCGGCCTGAGAGATATGATAAGACAAGTGCGCATTATCGATTAAGTGTCCGTATTCTTTCCACCAACGTAGTGTGCGTGACCCGTTGCTGATTAAACTTAGATAGATATCGTTTTCTTTTTTAATTGCTTCGATGAACAACGCAAGGTCTCTCCATAGTGTAGGTTCACCACCTGCTAGGCTGAGATGTATTTTAGTCTTGCCTATTTTTTGTTTGTAAGTTTCTATAAAGTGATTGAAGTTTTTAACTACTAAATCTAAATTTTTTGGAGAAAGATAATCTCCCGAATTATTATCGGGCCAGCAGTATTCACATTTGTAATTACAAACATTATTAGGATTCCATCTTATTGCTAGGATGTTGGGTTTCTGCGTTGATACGATCTTAATAGGTATCATAGCAAGTGTGCTAACTCTGGAAACGTTGTTTTAAAATCTGTGTTGCGTTGACGATCCATTGTTGTAATGTAATCTTTAAAATCTGTTAGCAAGTTGGTGTGGTCTTCTTTGTCCATCCAGTCTAGGATACCTTCCCAACGCTTCCACCCATATGGATTAGTTTCCCAAAACTCTTTGTCCTGTGTATAGTTTTTCCACAGCCATTCTTGTAAAGTAACAAACAACTCACGCACTTCCTCTTTATCTTCTTTGGGTAATACACGTAAACTTAGCCACGTAGGAATCCAAAGCAAGTGTACACCTACTAGTCCACCCCCCATAGTTTGCCCTGCGGCATTCTTATCAAAATTGACTTTCTTAAAGTTCATACGTACTTTCCATTTGATAAAATCTGGAACGTGTTTGATGTTTAAGATTTGTACCGCCATAGCAATGTTAGTTTGTATGTTGTCTGGAGCATTGTCTAACTTGATTAGATTCTCCTCTACAGTTTTCCAATCTAACGGATAGCGTATGTATTCACCACGTGGGCCAATACCGTCTAGGCTAACACCTACTTTAACTTTACGGAATTGACTCCATATATCGATAATTTCATCGTTAACTAGTATGCCGTTAGTGTTGTAGCGTAGACTAATCTGTCCAGCATAGCCACGTTTAATAATTTCTAAAAGGAATGTCTTGTGTTCCTTGATTAGTAGTGGCTCGCCGCCGGCAAAGTATAACTGTTTAATGTTAGGAATTTGATCGTATACTTCTTCCCAGAACGCAGGATTTTCATGCCACTTGTTATTAAAGTCATCCGCTTCCCAACTCATTTGTTTCTTAATTAGTGGGCTAGTGAATATAGGAAATACTTTCTTATGTTCCGGTACCCACATACTACTATCGTGTGGGCTACACATGATACATTTTAAATTACAAGTATGTCCTAGACGTAGGTCTAAGTATTGTAGTTTATAGGGCACAGAGCCATCTAGTTCTGTTTCGGCAATTAGTTCTTTGATATCAATCTTTTCATTCAGATACCAAGTACCAGTTTCCCAAATACGTTTGCTTGCAATACCTTCTGCTTCTTCTTCGTAGCACTTGACACAACTAGCAGGTACTTCGCCAGCTAACATAGTCTTACGTACTGACTTCATATAGTCGTTATTAAATGCTTCAGTGGGCAAATCTTTACTAAAGTTAGCAGGCTTACCATCTTCCATCTTAACAAGTCCTACGGTATAGTCACCTGTGTCTGCACCTGATGCGTTTGCTACACAGCATATACGCATATCACCGTTGGGACGAGTTGCAAGATGTATCCAAGGTAGGACACAGAAACTAGGACTACCAGCTACTTCTGTAATCTGTCGTTGCCACTCGCCTAGTTGTGTGTTCTCAGGTTGTAACCAAAATACTTTATTCATTGTCTGCTATCTTAAATTTTTGATCGTCGATTTGTATAAACGGACTGTGAGGCCCGCACATGATTATACAAGTTGAACTAGATTTATCTTTCCACTTTTGTTGCCACATTGTTTGCCAGACATCAGTTTCAATAGTGTTTTGTAATCCGGACTCTAATACATTTAGTCTTGGAAATGCTAGAACTTGCTGGCGTACTTTTTCGCCTTCTTCTATAACTGAATCTTCTTGAAATAGATTATATGATTTATATAAATCTACATCATAGTTTGTATAAAGGAATGCACCAATCATACAACAAGGACTTAGTTGATAGTGTGCATCAATATATAACTCTTTGTCGTTAACAGCCATGCAGTTTATTTTATCCGCATTAGGCCAATTTTGATGTCCTTGTATATCTGCTTTGCTCACAAACTTAACTTCGCTATCAGATGGCTGTTCAAGATTATATAAAAATTTACCAGCGTTATCAACTACTGGGAATGGACGAGCATGACGTCTGCTGTTCTTTACACTGAATCTTTTAAAGCCTAGTTCATTAGATAACTGTTCTGCGTCATTAACTTGATGCTCGTTATGTTTAAATCTAATAAACACCCATTCAGCAATACCGCCTGCTTCGATAAATGTTCTAGCGTTTTTTAGAATTAAACTAAAGCTAGTGCCAACTCTGTATATGCTGTGCGTATCTTCTAGTCCATCTAAAGCAAACACCACCCTATGGTTTTTAGGTAGTGCTGTTGCTAATTCTTTCCACCAAGCAGTTGAACGTAAACTGCCATTCGTGTTTACTAGTATTTCAATGTCAGGTGCATTGTCTGTAACATATCTACACATATCAATTAAATCAGCGTTCATTAGTGGATCACCAAAGTTGCCGCAAAAGTTAATTGTCTTAAGTTGTGTTAGTACATCCTTTGAAAATATTTTGATAAAGTCGTTTAAGGACCATTCGTTAATAGGTAGCAGGGGATTTTCTATACCCCCGTGAATATTGCGAGGACACATAGGGCAAGATGCTTGGCATCTATTGCTAATCTCTATGTGAACACTTTTAAGTTCATTAAACTTAAACATTTGATTTTCCTATAAGCATCCAGCGTGTATATAAAGGTAATTGTAATTCGCCCGCCCATATAACATCGATATGGCTTTGTTCTGTAAATTCAGCTAGACTATCTGCTGTACGTACATGTTCGTCTATTTTGTAGTTATTGCTTTGTAGGACTAGTAATTGATCTTTGTTCCTATTACGCAACCATTGTTCGTACTGAGCTTGTGTGATATGTTCGCAACTAGTATTGATAACAACATCAACAAACGAAATTAAACTGCACATGTCTGTAGTCACAGCACTGAATCTACCATCTATCTCTTCTTGCTTGTTCATAAGAACAGCAATAGCTTCACATGATGGATCAATATCAATACTACAAATTTTCTTAACAGGTATTTTACTCTGGAACAGCATACTGGCTAGTACACCAACCCAACCACCGTGTATTTCAATACTTACTTGATCCCGGCGTAAGTGGTTATTTAAATTACTGATTAGCCATTCCTTACTTTGTAATTGTCCTGACCAAAAAGCGTCCATGGTCCTCATCGGGTTTTCACTGTTGCGAATAGCCTGCATCCAATGATGTAGGTGTTCTGTATCAATTAACAAATTGTTCTCCTAGTTTATCAAACTTACCGCATTGACGTGAACATTCTAGCAAAGGTTTGTGCGCCCAAGTATTTTCAATCTGTTGAAAATGTCCCGACGAAAATATAGTTGCTAGTGAATCTTTTTGTAGATTAGGAAACAGGCCAATAGCATCCATGTAGTCTACACGACTTGATTGATTGGGTAACTGCCAACTAAAGTCTAGCCAACAGCAAGGACTTACTGTACCATCTGCGGCAATGTACATTTGTTTGTGTTGTACAGCCTTACAATTAATCTTAGTAGAGTTTATATTATCTTTAACTTTACTAACCATTGCCTTGCTAGTTTCTGTAGGATACAGTATGTGTGTAGTGTGCCCTGTATCATCTAATACATGAAGTTTATCTTCTACAAAACGTGAAGTATGCTTGGCTTGGAAATTTTTAAATTTCATATCTGTAGCCATAGCACGACATTCTTCTACTTGATGTTCGTTATGTTTGAATATTAACATGTGCCATTCTGCTTCTCCCCCAGCTTCTATAAATGCCCATGCATTTTTTATAATCTTGTGCCAGTCGGTACTTACACGATATAGCTTGTGTGTATCTTCTAATCCGTCGATACCAAACGTAACTTTAACTTTATGTTTGGCTAATTCTTTCCACCAATCAATATTTCTAGCACTGCCGTTAGTATGCATGGTCAGTTGCATATTAGGATTAGTTTCTCTTAAGTATTGAAATATTTCTAAACAATCTTCTGCAATAATAGGATCACCTAAGTTACCACACATAAACAGTTTGTTGAGTTGCTGTATAAATTCTGGACTAAACCAAGATTTAAATGTTGCTAAGTTTATTTCTGTAGGATCAAACAGAGGATTCATAGGACCACCGTTGATACGCCGTGGGCACATAGGGCAACGTGCTTGGCATTTGCTAGTTAGTTCTAAATGGACATCTCTTATATCTTCTAGTTTATACATTTTGGTATCTTGCTATCCGCACTACTTACACACCTAGTAGTTACGCATTTTTGTGGTGCGGAAAACAAAGTAAATTTTTCTATCGTGCCTAGTGCTTCTTCGTGGCAACTATAGGCACGTTTAACTTCCGTACCTTTTATTATAACACTCTGATAACCTGCATTACAAGTCCAATTGGCAAATTGATTAAACCCTAGTGCATTAAAACGTTCTGCTTGATCAATGAAATAGTTTTGATCGCCATCTGTTAAACGTATCTGAAATCCTTCCTGCTGTTCAAAATCGTTTTGCATTATAGCAATCATTTCATCGGTATAGCCATCTACGATAGCAGTAGCAGAGTCGTTACTTTGCGGTTTGAGAGTTACGTTAATTCCGCGAGTCCTTAGTCGTTCACAGCGTTCTAGTGTTTCAAAAAACTTTTCAGGAACCATTACTTGATTGACTGTTACATGAACACGGTCGTACATCAATTGCAAACACTTGTCCCCGAACTCTTGCTCCTTGGCAAACTCTGCATGAAAACTGGCTGTTATACTACGGCGTTGTAGTAATTCTGTATTAGTAGACCAACTCTTCCACCATTTAGAGCCTGGACTCAAATTAGTAGTCATGTGTATGCTTTGATAGCTACTTTCTGTTTCGTCTAAGTATTTGACTAGATCGGGCAGTTGTTTATATGCTGTAGGTTCGCCGCCACTAAAGCTCCAGTGAAATTCAGTAAATCCATTTTGGCGAGCTTGCCTTTTGATTTCGTCTATAGCACGAGTGTACACTTCAAATGGTTGGTAGTCCAACCTATCACTGCGAGCATAGGGCCAACAATAGCTACATTTATAATTACAAAATCTACCCAATATCCAACTTACGTTAAATAAAGGACGGTCCAACATAGTTTGTTGTCCAAAATGCGTTATATCTTTGAGAGGGATAGCGTTAAAGTTCATTGACAGTATTTACAAATGATAGTATAATATACATGTAGACGTGAGTGGAACATGGTATACCTCCAGCTTGCTGGGATAGGGCCTTGCCCTTAGGGTGGCTTTGTAGGTTCGAATCCTACCGTCTACACCATTTTACAACTTAGGCAAAGAAAGAGGCAAAAATGAAAAAGGTACTTTTTATGTTGTTGTTGGCGGCATCTAGTGCTCATGCAGAATATCGTGGAGACGAGCCATTCAAAGAGTTCGATGCAACACGTAATATGGTGAACAAGACTGTTATCGTTTGGCGACAGGAAGCTAACGTAACACAGGCTTGTGATGCAGAAAGCCGCAGACAAGGTAATGGCGGATTTGGCTATAATGTATTAGGTTGCAGTTTCTATACTGTAGAGAAAAATACTAGTTACTGTACCATTCTAACACCACAAAGAACAACCCTAGCTAATTTAGGTCACGAAGTACGTCACTGTTTCCAAGGGCATTGGCATGATTAAAAAAGTAGCAAGCAGTCCAGAACGACATACCTTTCAAAAGGAAGGCGCAATACGACGGGCGGAAGAAACGGGCGAAGAGCCCAATCAAGCATACATCGAAATGTGGGAACAGATTAAAATTGATGATGCTAACAAGATCAACGATCCCAGGTGGCAACGGAACAATATGGAATACGATTTGCGCTCTAGCAAAGAACTATGCGATAAAGTTAAAGCCAGTGACAACTATGCTCAAAACTTATATGCCGCAATGTGTAACATGACTTGGCAAAGCAGAGAGTTTTGGCAAGAGCTAAAAGGTGAAACTTGGAGTTGCTCTTGGCGCCACTCTGGTGGTATAATTGCTGATATGCGCGAACAAGGTGACTACATTGATTGGTACTGTAGCGGCATTGGTAATGCAGAATTAGGTAATGGGTTAGACGGAACTGTACCAGATGTTACTGATGGTCGCGACTATGTACCCGAAGGTCAAGTAACTGAAGAAATTGAATTAGACTTAAACCGTTTGGGTTGGAGACCAGTTCCCTGGAGTGATGATGAATAAAGATGTAAATACAATCATGACACATTGGACAGTGACAGTTGAAGAAGCAGATGACGGTAGTGGGGACATTGTTCTCCCCTTGCCTCCTGAACTGCTAGAAACACAAGGTTGGAAAGAAGGAGACACATTGGAATGGACCGACTTGGGCGATGGCTCGTGGACCATTACAAAGGCAACTAATGGCTAAAGACGATATTATTGAATTAACAGGCTCAGTAGAAGAAGTATTGCCCGGAAATATGTTTAGGGTTAAGGTAGAAAATATGCCTAATCCGTTACTATGTTACATGGGCGGCAAATTGAAACAAAACAAGATCCGCATTATCCTAGGAGATAATGTAAAGCTAGAGGTCAGTCCATATGACCTCACCAAAGGTAGAGTAACTTATAGGTTGTAACTATGAACATCATTCTCGAACGTGTGTATAATGTATGTAAAAAAGTTCGAGAACAAAGTCCTGAACAAATTAATTTTAGAAATTTAGTAGGACGTACACGCAATGCATTCAAATTACATGATTTCGACATTGCAATCAAAACTAAGAAAGACAAGACCTTAGATCCAGACAAGTGGTATGTTATAGCTTATTACGATAGCGAAAACGACTACAATATGGATACTGCTATAGAAGTCATAGTACATCATAATCTAAAAGGTGACGAACTTTTTGGTCAACATCAAGTAACTAGTTTCCTTACAGAAATTTTTGATGCTACTGTACACGAGTTTAGACACCAATATCAAAGTATGAGGAGAGATCACAACCAGTATGGCGAACACTTTGATACGCCGTATGAACTGTATCTTGCCGATGATGATGAAATGGATGCCTATGCGTTTAGTATAGCCATTGAACTACTACGCACTATGGACGCAGACCGTGCCAAAAGACGCCTATCCAAAATTAGTGTACTAAGCAAAATGCGAACAGGCGCCCAATTCTCAAGCCCGCAGTTGAGAGCATATATAAGCCACTTTGGGCTTAATGATCTAACTAAAAAATTAGCCAAAAAGATATATTATCACTTAGAAACTATTGACAATCGCTACGTTTTCGTGTAAAATACTTGTACAATGAAAGGGCGATGCTATGAGTAAAGCAAAACATAAACCGTATCAGTGGATTGATGGTGAAACTGCTGATCGAATTACTAGCCTTAATCTTAAAGATTATCGTGCTTATCTTAAAAAAGAAATAAAGCAGTGGAAGAAGAATCCAAAGTCAGATGCTAACCCAAACGGCTATTGGCTACACCCGGGCGATCTTGTGCTCAATATGCGTACTATAGAAGCACTTGATTTAATTATTAGCCATTTTGCAGAAACATCGGATGAAATCAAATAATGTATAAAACAATTTACACAGAAGTCGAAGTAGACGTTGACTTGTCAGAATTTGACACAGACGACCTAATTGAAGAATTAGAGTCACGCGGTTCGGGTGTGTTAGACTACGGAGATGGCAAGGAAGTATTAGAATCCATTTACCAGAAACGTAGACTTGGACAAGACTATCAACTAGAATTAGAAGCATTAATCTATTTAGGATTAGGAAAAATTATATGAAGAAAGAACACGACGAATACCTATGTAAGGTATATCCAAAGATGATGGTTAATCGTAACCTACACATGACTGAAACTTGTATGTGTTGGGGATTTGAATGTGGTGATGGTTGGTTCCAGATCCTTAATCAACTTATGGGTAATATTCAGCATCACATTGATTGGAAGATTAGACAGCGTGAAGTCGCTATCAAATTTAATAAGATGGCCGAACAACTCAAAGCCGGTGACTCTACATTATTCGACGAGGATATGAAAGACATGCTGAATCGAGATTACGTAGAAAAACGTAAGCAAGAACTTATCAAAGATCCCCTGCGTGAAATTCCCGCAGAAGTTCCGCAAGTAACTCTGGATCAAGTTAAAGAAAAGTTTGGCACCCTACGCTTCTACTACACAGGCGGTGATGAATATATTGCTGGGCTTGTTAGCATGGCGGAATCTATGTCAGGTGTTACCTGTGAAGAATGTGGCAAGCCAGGTACACAAACAAGTGGCGGTTGGATCAAGACAGTGTGTGTAGAACACGGTGGACAGGATTTTGATACTCCGGAAGATGAACTAGAAGAAACTAAATTACTCAAGGAAGGATTCGAGCAATGATTACTTTAAAAGAATGGATGGAACTAGTTGACTATAAAATCACCGAATGTAGTGATTATGGTTGGGAATGTTATGGCCCATACAGCTATACACTAGATTCATGGAATCGTGTTCACGGCAAGGGCGGATACAGTTTCAGTATTGTGTTCAGTACTAAGAGCCAAAAGGTCTATGAAGTAAGTGTATGCGACTATACTAATGATCGTGCTTATCGCATGATCAATCCTAAGTTTGCTGAAAAGCATCGTAAAGAAGCACTAACTCGTGACGTTAATTTGAACGAAGCATGGGATGAGGTTGACTACGTTGATTTGGAAGTCGATGACGACTTTATTCAAAAGTGCCTTGCTATTAAAGCAGGCAAAGAATACAGCACAGATATAAGTGTTCCACTGGACTTGCCAGACGATCTGTTGATGTTTGCATTTAAAGCCGCACATGCCGAAAACATGACATTTAATGCATGGATGAACAAGATGCTTGCATCATTTGTTGACAAAGTTAATAAAGGTGAGTATAATAAAGAAGATGCACAGGATTGGCTTAAACAAAACAACTTGCCAAAATTTCCTACCGATTATAAAATAGTAGACTATAAGATAGTAGACGACGATTCGACAGAGGACTAAATGAAAATTAAATTGGTGTCAGATCTCCATTTAGAGTTTGACGACATTAACATTCAAAATGATCAAGACTATGATGTCTTGATCCTAGGTGGTGATATTATGATCGCCCAGGATCTTCACGATCATCCAGAGTCAACTAGTACTAGTGATCAAGCGGCTATTGCTAACGGCACCGGCTTGGGCAGGCGTCAGCAACGAGCACAGCGTTTCCGTGATTTCTTCAAGCGTTGTAGCTTTCAGTTCCCACATGTTATCTACATTATGGGCAATCACGAATTTTACAATGGCAAGTTCTATGCTAGCATTGATCATATGCGTGACGAATGTGCCAAATACCCTAACATCTATATGTTGGAGCAGGACACAAAGATCATTGACGATGTTGTATTTGTCGGCGGAACACTTTGGACCAATATGAATCGGCGTGATCCATTGACCATGCATGCCATTGAAGGTATGATGAACGACTTTCGTATTATACGTAACGACTACAGAAGTTATGCATGTATGAGTGCATTGGATGTAGCTGTTCGTCATGACAAGACTTTGGCCTATATCAAACTGATTGTCCAGGAACACAAGGACAAGAAGTGTGTTGTGGTAGGACATCACAGTCCAAGTTTCAAAAGTGTACATGAAATATATGCTCATGAAACACTGATGAACGGTGGCTACCACAGCGACTTGAGTGAGTTCATTTTGGATCACCCGCAGATTGTTCTGTGGACACATGGACACACTCATCATCCGTTTGATTACAAGATTGGTGAAACAAGAGTAGTATGTAACCCACGTGGTTACGAAAGTCCAGGCTACAGTGAAGACACTGGCTGGAACCCTAACATTTTATTGGAGATTTAAATGACTGAAGAACTTAAAAACACAGTAACCGTTGCAGAAATGCTACGAACTACTGGCAAGAACACAGCTGAGTTTATGGAACAAGTAGCGTCCCATATTGAGAAGTTGGAAGAAGGCATTGCACAGTTGCAGGCCCGAGTCACTGAACTAGAAAATTTATCCAAATCAGAATGAAGTTCTTTGAACCACTGCGTGACGATCTGATGGTGCAACAACAGATCAACAATGCCTGGGAACACATGGTAGGGGTCATCATGCTTAACCAAACTAGTCGCAAGCCAGTTAAGATGACCCTACCTGAATTCCTTTATTGGTTTCCTACTCCTCAAGCATTGCTTGGTGCGGATGAAGACTTTGTTAAAACGATTTTGGCTCCGTTAGGTATGCTCAATGTTCGTTATCAAAGATTAGTAAGGATGAGCAAAGATTACTTGACTTGGGACGGAAATGATGCTACAATGCTTTATGGCATTGGCAAGTACGGCAGTGACAGTTATGAAATATTTTTTAAGAGAAATTATGCGGTCGAGCCCACAGACAAAGAGCTTGTCCGTTATCTACGGGAGGAAGTAAATGTTTGACTGTTTAATTGTAGGTGATAGCATTGGAGTCGGAGTTGCAAACGTCCGCAAAGAATGTACTGCGTATGTAAAAGGCGGTATCAATTCTAAACAATGGTTAGATAAGAATGTTCAAAATACTCCGCTGATTGCTAGTCATGTGATTATTTCTCTTGGCTCAAACGATCACAAGTATATAAAAACTGAAGAAGAATTGCGCACTATCAGACAGCTAACCAAAGCTGATCGTGTATATTGGGTGTTACCGTCAACAAAATTTCCAGTACAACGAGATGCTATTTGGCGTATTGCCAACGAGTATCACGATACTGTACTTAAGACTGAACGTATGCAAGAAGATAACGTTCATCCAAGTCGGGCAGGGTATAAAGAAATTGCAGAGGCATCAAAATGAAAATCGGACTAAGTTATAGTCGTTGCATCCGAGATATTGTAGATGGCAAAGTCAGCATAGATGATGTGCTAGTACTCATCACTCGTACAGATTTCGATCCGCATAATGACGAACAATGGTCAGATATTTGGATTGGCTACGGCGGTGGTACCGAAAATGCTTACCAACACAATATGTTTAGCCAAAGCAATCCCGAGTGGGCTGGCTATCATGACGAGGATCAATTTCGTAGTATCAGCATAGAACTTTGGGAAACTGGCAAGATGCATCAGCCCCGTAAGTTTGGCGCACATCCAAAACGCCGTCCAGAAATTTGGCTAGAAACTGTGTTGCCCAGTAGTGAATTGGCAAACAATCCTGCCGCAAAGACCGCTTGGGATAAATTCCAAACGGTGGCAGGCCTTACTAATGTAGAACTTAATGACAAATACCAATGAAACTTTTATCAGCACTTTTGGTTATTTTACTAGCGGGTTGCAATAACTCGCCTATTCCTGTAGCCACAGCAGAACCTATCCAAGAAGCCCGAGTAGATAAACCTCAAGGTTGCGTTATAGATACTAGTAGTAGTTTGGTTAACCAACGCAAAGTTGGCAACATTCTGAACTTAACCAAAGAAGAAGTAGCCAACGGTTGGGAAAACACATGCACTGTCCATTTTGATCTAGAGGTTGATGGTGTCATGCATCATGTAGACGATACTGAAAAAGGGCTTGAACAAATGGCTAGTATCTGCTACTATGCCAAAAAGAAAGGTAGAGAAAACCTATTACTAGATTTAGGCGGAGAATTTAAAAGTGAAGCCAAAATTGACTGTGTAATAAAAGATCGAGGTTGACACTCTAGTCTAATGATTGTATAATACTAACATGTTCAACAAACATAGAAGGCAAACATTATGAAGGCATTTATCGCAGGCACTATCTTTGGATTGGTTTTGGCTACTGTTGGATTCTCCGGCATTGCTAAGATGTTAGACAAAGGTGTAGACACAGTTAAAACACAAAGCACGGAGTTAGCAAAATGAACCCGTACACAGTAAAAAATATCATGTGGGCAGTTATCATTATGATGATATTCCTGTTAAGCGGTTGCTCAACTGTAGCAGGTGTTGGTAAAGATATTCAAGACTCTGCACAATGGACTAAAGAAAAGATGGGTGGTTCTAAATGAAAAAAATTCTATTACTAGCCCCAGTTGTTGCTATGTTAGCGGCTTGTGGTACTACTGACATTTATCAGAAACGTGCTGATGCTGAACGCGAACGCCAAGAAGCATTAGTCGAACGTGCTCTTAGCAAAGCACCGGATTGGATGACCAAGGTGCCGTTGAGTAACTCGGCTGTTTTTGAAGCTGGTACTGCTGTCAGCGGCGACTTCAGTATGGCCGATATTAAAGCCAAAGCAGATGCGTTTGGTAAGATCTGTATGCTAGCCGGTGGTACTGCTACACAGCAAACTAAGATCTATCGTACAGACTCAGCTGTTACAAGTACTGAAATGAGCGAAATGGCTCTGCGTACTAATTGCAAGGAAGTTGATCTTACTGGTGTAGAGATTCGTGATATTAAACGAATTCCAGAAGGCGGCCGTTTCCGTGTGTATGTTCTAGTAGCATTACCTACAGGCGACGCTAACCTTTTAAAGAAAGCTAAAATGGCACAAGCACAGGAAACACTTGCGGCTCAACGTGCTCCAGAAGCTTTTAAAGAACTTAATAAACAATAAGGACAATTATGTTTAAAGAAATCTCAGCAATCGTACTTGGTTGGATAGCTCTTATTGTTGTAGCTATGTTTGGTAGCTTTTTTGCCTATCAGTATTTTGCTCCAAAATATCGTCAAGTGGATAATCAAGTGTTCAAACAAAGTGAGCAGTACAACGATGGCATGATCCGTGATTTGGAAAACTTGCAGATTGAATATATCAGTGCCGATGCGGAGAAGAAGCAAGCTCTCCGTGCTATTGTGTTACACCGTTTTAGTGTGTACCCAGAGGATAAAATGCCTCCTAACCTTCGTAACTTTTATAACAGTTTGAAAGCAGGTAAGTAAAATGAAACAGATCCTAGCCCTTGTAGCTGTCGCAACTCTTTTGACAGCATGTGATGTTAAAGAAACATCTACTCAGATTGAACGCCGTAAGCAAGAAGAACTCAGCTTACAAGGTGTACAGTCAGTTGGTATGCCTAGTATTGTAAACTTTGCTGAAAAGCGTATGATGAAAGACATTATCGAGTTGCGTGATCAAAACGTAGCCACTTATGTTTACATCACAGACATGAATGGCAAACTACACAAGGTTTGTAATGCTGTTGGCTATGGCTTGCCTTATGCTACTCAATACACTAACCCAATGCGTATCAGCGGTGATGGGCACGGTAATGTAACTTTACCACAAGCTGATCCAAATGGATTGTATAGTCCTGCAAGTGCCGACGGTACTTGGGTATTGTGTGTAGATACTAAGTCTGGCAAACCTAAGCCAGTTTATATTGAACCACGTGTTATTGTAAGTCCGATTGCATTGGGTGAGTAATATGAAGTTGTTTGCTCGCTCCGGAGGACATTGGTTATTCTGGAGCGGTTTTACATATCTCAGTTTAACCGCAGTGGTTGCGTTAAGTCCGTATAGAGACTATACTATGTGTGTACAGTTAGTATGGCTTGTTATGGTAGCTTTGCCACTAATTTGTAATCCGCTGGCTCGCTGGCTCAATATGAAAGAAAATACCATGTTTGATTGGATGAAGAAAAATAAAATGCCCAAAAATGTAGTTCCGTTTCCTGCTCCAGCACCCAAGCTGGTAGAACCGCCTGAGCCTCCTCCGGAACCAAAAAAGCCTGCCGTAACTTATTACACACTAGGAATGACCAGTGAGGGTCGATTAGAGTTTAAGATGGGCTATAGTGCTATTACCATGAACTATGGTGGTGTTTGTAACTTAATGAATCAACTTGAAGTATACAAGAAACAACTAGCCGAATATGAAGGCCTCAAGGAGACTGAAAATGATTGATTGGTTTAGACGTTATAGTTACGAAATTAGTTTTTTTATTGCCGGCTGGTGCGCCTTGGCCGCAATAAATGATTTGGGCAAAGGCGATTATGTATGGGCGTTGATTAGTGGCGGCCTAGCATACTTAAACATAAGGTTAGCAAGATCATGATTAAACAATTTATTAACATCGTGGAATCAATGGAAGGTATTACCGATGATTGGTTTAGGACAGGTGCGTTTGAAACATTCAAACATCCTACACCTATCCATTATAAAACTGCTATCGCTCCAGGTACTAGTGAAACCTTAGAGGGTTCAGTAGACTATCAAGCTGGTGATAAAATTATTACAGGTCCTAAGGGAGAGCAATATCCAGTGAGTCCTGCAAAATTTGCAGAATATTATGATGACAATAAAGACGGTACTGCTACGCCTAAGAAGATCCATAAACATGCTAAACTGGCAGATCACGACGGTTCAGTAGTATTGAAATATAATGGGCAATCATTAGCGTATAATGCTGGGGAAGACTATATCGTACGTCACGGTGCTGGAGACTACGGTGTGGTAAAGAAAGATATTTTTAAACAAACATACGACACAACAAATGACAAATCCATTTAGAGATCAAGAAAAGTTTATGAAGGCTTGCGATCAAACAACAGACGATTGGAATGTTGAACAATTCAATCTGTATGTTAATTTGATCGAGGAAGAATTTAGCGAGCTAAAAGTTGCTATCAAAGATTGCGACCCTACAGAAATTGTAGACGCTCTAGCTGATATTCTAGTTGTTACTATTGGCACTGCTCATAGCATGGGTTGCGATATTGAAGGTGCTTGGAAAGAAGTCATGCGTACTAACTTTGCTAAAATCGATAAAGAAACTGGTAAGGTGCGTAAACGTGAAGATGGCAAAGTATTAAAGCCGATGGGCTGGACTCCTCCCGAACTAAAACAATTTATTACAAAGGAAAAAAATGCCTAATTTGGTACCAATGGTAATCGAGCAAGAAGCTCGTGGAGAACGCAGTTATGACATTTACAGTCGCTTGCTCAAGGACCGTATTGTTATGCTGGACACAGATGTAAATGAACACAGTTCTAGTTTGCTAGTAGCACAATTATTGTTTTTAGAAAGCCAAGGCAATGAAGACATTACTTTTTTCATCAATAGTCCTGGGGGTGTGGTTACTGCCGGCATGGCTATCTATGACACAATGCAATTTATTAAACCAGACGTCTGTACCGTCGTTATGGGTCAGGCTTGC